AGACGGGCGCTTCTGTCGTTTGTTGTGTATCCATTTGTTCTTTCTATTGTTTACTTCTTGATACCAGCACGGTGACGAGCACCCCAAGCTTTGCCTTTGGTGGCAACGCTGGACTTGCTGGACATTTTCTTTGCCTTGACCATGGGTTTAGCCATGCGACCGCTTTCTTTCTGCATCATTTTCATAGTATTACTCCGGTTGTTGGTTGAGTTGTGAGAGCCGTTCGGCCTCGTTGATTTCGTCCACAGTATAAAGACCCGTGGCGAAAAGTCGTTCCCTAGCCTGCTTCATATACTCTTGCTCAAGTTTGCCGTCCTTGACGTTTGGACGCTTGGCTAGGTTTTGCAGCTTGTTGAAGAATTCGTTTGCTCCGATTGATTTGCCAGCCTCCAGAGACAATGCATCACGCATATCCACGTCTGGACGGAATGCGGGTTCTTTGGGAAAGGATTCTTGTCTAACAATAAACAAAGCCTCTTTAAGAACGGCATCGTCAAGCAATGCCGCAAGACGATCCATCTTGTCTGAATTAAGCTGGAATAGTTGTCGTGCCGTCACGCCCTAATTCCTTCTCGTTGAATCTTGCTGGCAGCTTCCGCATCACGGATAGCCAACTTCTGATTTGCTTCTTGTTGTTTCATAATCATCTTTTGCTGGTGGGCTTGGTAGTCCATCTCAAGCTTTGCCTGACGCTCTGCACGTTGGGCTTCAATCTTTGCGAGAATGTCCGGCGAGATTCCACCTTGAGTTGCTTCAACAGCCTGTCCTTGTGCCATAGCGGCCTGCTGCGCTTGCATCTCTTGCGCCTGTAGCTTCTGAACCTTGAGAGTTCCGTTGTGCAGAATCTCGTCGGCTTGCTGGAGCATCTTGCGGAACATTGCGGATTCTTGACGCAGAAGCGGGTCTTGAGACATCCGTTCAACGTGTTGCGCCATGTGTCCGTTGAGATTGTTGATCCCCGGCAATACTTGAGCGATGGACATCGGATCAACCTCCAATGCATCCTGCGTTTGAGTAACAAGCGGGTTGAGTGCTTCGGCGTGAACCTTGGCGTGGACGAGATCGTTCTGTCCGTCGAGGACTTGAATCTGCCCTCCTTGGATAAGGACGTTGTTCTCCACTTGAGCAAGCGAGGCATCCCAGGTCGGAGTCTCTGTTTCGCCTGGAGCGATTGCGTATCGGGAAGCATTCTCGTATCCGGCAGTCTCTGAGGCGATATCCCAGATAAGGTTCTTCTTGCCGAAGTCGGGGAGCGAACCAAAGATTGCCATCAATCGGTCGTAAGCAACCATTCTCGCGGCTTCCGATCCTGCGCCAACTGGCTTGGTAATGCGGAGTCGGTCTGTATCCAGATTGTAGAAGGCTTGCAGATAACGATCCTTTGCTCCGAATCCTTCAGATCCACGCATAAGCAAACGCTTCTTGAGTTCAGCGATATACTTGCCGCCCGGTTCGCGTGAATCGTAATCACGGCGTTTCATCCGAGCAACCATCTGACGCATCAAGCTCTCCCACGGATCAAAGAACAAGTTGAGAGCGGAGACAGACATCTTTGCAATATTGCTGAGTTCCGCACGAACTTGAGTTGCAGATTTCTCAATGCTCGTATTTACCAGAGATTCCGTATTGTATGCTGATGTTCTCTCGCGGAAAAGTTGCGTGAAGGCATTAACAATCGGCAGCGTGCCGTTCGATACATTGGGAACTATAGTATCCTTAATGACCTCAATACCGGGAGAAAGCAAATTATAAACTCCATTTGGGATGAACTGCATCTCTTGCAAGGCAGTCTCATCTTTCGGTTGGAAAGTAGGGGCACTTCCGAAGGAAGCAATCTCAAGCAACGAGCAATACGCCCTGTTAAGCGCACCGTTAATTGCGAACACATCATACCCTTGTCCGCGAACACCGTGATAGTAGCCGTTCGTTCCGACCCCGTAGGTGAATACCGTGTAGGCTTGGTAGGCGTTCTCAAAGCGACCGATTTTCTTGTAAAGGAAATCCTGCGCTCCGTTGTCATCCACAATCATAAAGTGGCTAACCTTCTCGTCAAACTCACGGACCCACAGATGGACAACGCGGATAGACTGCTGGTTGGCAGCTTGTGTGGTGAAATACAAATCGTTGTTGCGCAACTCAATCTCTAGCTTCTCCCAGTCGTATTGGCGGAAGTTGTAGTAATTGTTGTTGTTGTTGACGCATTGGATAATGGCGCGGCGACAAGCCTCTACGTTGAATCCGTTGATCGTGGCGACTTCCTCGTCTTTGATCAGTTGGTAAAGCTGTGTCGGGCTGTAGAAGCGAAGACAAGCGGCAACGTCGATGTTTTCCTGACCGATCTCTGTCTTGCGAGGAATCTTGAAGTCGGACATATCCGTAGCCTTCCAACGCCAATCCCACTCGTCGTTGAACAAAGCAACGCCAACTCCGTGCTTAATGAAAGCATTGCAGAGCTTTAGATACGTCGGGAAGAAATTGCGCCAAGAGCGGATGCAGGCTGTTACTTCTTGAGCAACAACATTCTCCAATTCGTCGCGCTCGACTTGAGGCCCGTAAGTAGTCGGGCAACTAAAGAATGTCTGGGGGGCGTTAATGATGTCCGTGTATCCAGCAAGGGCGGTATCCAATACCTGTTTGGCAAATCCCCATGAGACATTGACCCGATAGCCTTGTCCGGCATTGATAAGGGCGCGTTCGTCGTAAGGTCGCTCGTTGTCGTAAGCCGCGTCAATCTTGCTGCGGTCGAAAGCAGATACGGCATCTGCTCGTCGTAGTGTCTCCCAAACCTCATAAGCGGACTTTGCGTCCTTGATTCTTGAGACTGGCGGTTTGCCTGTCTCGGAAATTGTTTCTAATACATCACTCATTCCTCATCCTTTGCGTTGCGTTCCTTGAACATGCTAAAGAATGACTTGGGCTTTTTCTTGGATTGCTTGCGTTCCTCACGCTCTTCACGCTCCTCAAACTCTTCGGCAATTTCTTCCGCATCTTCAATGGATACTTGTTTCGCTACTTTCATATAATTATCGACATTATTGTCCAACAATACTTTGAGAAGCGACCCATCCTTGCATCCGTGGACAAGAACAGCGTGTTCGTTGACAGGATTGTTGAAATGGATGTCCCAAGCCAAGTTGGCAATTGAATCACATACAATAACGCCTTTCTCTTTGCGATAGTTTTTTGTCCTCCAATTGTTTTGGATTAGCCAAGAGTTGGCTAGGGACGGAACAGTATACCATTGGATGACCGATGACCAATGACGCTGCGTTGCGGCAAGCGAGGAAAGCACAGGCGTGGAGCAGATATCCGTTGAGTAGATTCCGACAGGAGCCATACGGCTTCCAGCAATGGATTCGGGAAGAAGTTCTCCGTTGCGCCCTTCGTAGTTGCGCTCTTTGGCTCCAAGGTAGAGGAGTGGTTCTCGTCCGGCTTTGACCGCTCTGGTTGTGTCGTCATAGTATTCCTTGTTTAGGATATCCAGCCAATGATCGCAGATCGGCGTTGTATCCAACTCAAACCAGACAAACGCATCGTCGTCGCCTTTGTTCAAATGGTAGCATGCTTGCTGGAAATAGTGATTGCAAGCCATCGGCCAACCGTAGTTGTTGTCCTTGATAATCAGCTTGTCGGTTGTATCAAACTTTCCGCGAAGGTTTTCTACAATATCGTCAACATCTGCCTGAACTTCGTGAGAACCCACCACAAGAAGATCGTGATCAGAACCAATCTCGTATTTCCCAAATGCGGCATAGAGGTTAGGAATAAGTTCGCGATCTGATTTGGATACAGGAATAACTAGTTTCATTAGAATAGCATTGAAAAGGTTGCCTTAAACTTGATCGGTCGAGTCGGTTTGCAGTCCTCGACAAACTCTTGGCAGTTTACTTGTCGCCAAACGCGGCGAGGTATAAAGAAGCCGTATTCGTAAATACCGCGAGAAATAATGATAACCTTAAAACCCGCACGGTCCAACTGGAACTGCGATCCTTCGAGTGAACGTTTAACAGCCAAAGCCAGAGGACTGTTAAGAGGATCGTGCTTAGTGCCGTTGTCATAATCTTCTGGGTTAACTTGGATGTTGAAACTAACATCCTCGCGTTTCTCGTCAATGAACTTTTCGGCCTTTGTCTTCTCAAGACCGAGGACTTGAAGTAGTGTCATGCCATTCCAGCCTCACGCTTCGCTTTTGCGATTTCTTTCTTAAGCCAGCCAGTAAATGTTGTCCCCTTCATCAGCAGCCAAGCTCTAAAGAACTTCCAATCATCAGGCGGGAGCTTTGCAACCGTGCGGTGCTTTTCCTCTTTTGCGTTTGACATGGTGCATAGTTATACACTAACACATACAGATTGCAACAAATTTTTATTGAATGACAACAAACGAAGGTGTGAGCGCACCGATCTACGGCGATCCGATTGACGGATACAAGCACAAGTATGGGTTCAACTGGCGCAAGGGAACACACGATCTTGCGATTGAATTGGCAATGTTCCGCGAGAAGATTACCCGCCGCATACCGGATGAAATCGGAGGCGTTGCAACATCAGATCATTTCCTTGCGATAGCGAAGGCGTTGTGGCCTGAAAAGGATTACAAGTCGGGAGCCAACTTCATTTGGCATCCTTGGGCGATACGAATGCTGGAGGCTTCTTGTAAGCACGACTACCTCGCTATTGCGGGAAGCGGCGGCTTTGGAAAAAGCGAATTCTTCGCAATATGGGCTATTATCAATTACTTAGCAGATCCAGAGAACACGATTGTCCTCGCTACATCTACGACGATCAAGGCATCCAAGCAGCGTATCTGGGGTAAGATTGTAAAGTATTGGCAGATTTGCGAGGCGTTGGGATTGCCTGGCAAGCTTGTAGATTCTCTTAATACGATCCGCTATGTGGACTCCAAGGGCAAGGCTAGCAAAGGCGATCTGTCTGGTATTACGCTAATCCCCGGCGAGAAGAAGAAAGAGAAAGACGCCACAGGCAAGATGCAGGGTATCCACCAAAAGAACGTGATCTTCGTTGCTGACGAGTTGTCAGAGCTTTCTGAAGCGATTACCGAGGTTGCCTTCTACAACTTGTCGAAGGGTTGCGAACGCTTTCAATTTATCGGCATCTCCAACCCCGCTTCGTATGTCGATGCGTTTGGCAAGTTCGCCAAGCCTAAAGATGGGTGGGATAGCATTACAGTTGAGGATGACGATTGGGAAACAGAGCGAGGAGTCTGCATTCACTTTGATACGCTCAAGAATCCGAATATGGAACGCGGTAAGAAGGTTTACCCGTGGATGGACGGGCCGGAAGACCTAGAGAAGGTTCCTGTATCGGAGCGCAATACAGCCTCGTATTGGCGAATGTATCGCGGGTTCTGGTGTCCTGCTGGCGTAACAGATCAAATCTACTCCGAGGTCGAGGTTGTCAATGCGAAGGCTCTGGATAAAGCGGTGTGGTTGGACAACGATCTTGTTCGTGTTGCCTTCCTTGATCCGTCATTTACAAATGGCGGGGATAGGGCGATCCTTTACTTTGGGACAGTAGGAAAGCTAACAGAACCCTACGGCTACAAGGGACTCCAATACGACGAGTTCTTGAAGTTTGCGGAGGATGTTACCGACCAATCCTCTACCCGCACAGAGCAAATCGTTCGCTGGTTTAGAGATGAATGCGTAAAGCGTGGCATTCAACCTCGTAATGCGGGGTACGACAAGTCTGGAGCAGGAGGTCCGCTAGGCGATGTTATCTCGATTGCGTGGAGCAAAGATGTCTTCGGTCTTCAGTTCGGAGGCAAGGCTTCCGATAAGCCAGTCTCAGCCTACGACCAGACTCCAGCGCACGAAAGGTATGTGAACGCAGTCTCTGAGATTTGGTATTCGCTCAAGGAATATATGCGAGCCGGACAGATCAAAGGCATCTCCAACGATATGATGCAGGAGATGTGTCAGCGCAAGCTGGACAAGCACGGCGTGAAGGACTTGAACCTTCGCATCAAGGTTATGCCCAAAGCGGAGATGAAGCTAACCTATGGAATGTCGCCCGACATTGCTGACGCTGGAATGGGGCTTCTTGCGCTTTGCAGGGAGCGGTTGGGGCTGGACAGCACGACGGTTACAAAAGCGATTAACACGAACAATAGGGCTGAGAACAAAGGCTGGAAGGAAGCCTTCAGCAAGTTCAGAACAGTTTATCGTTAAACAATTCCGCGAGCATGAGCTTCGTCTAGCTCTGCCTGCGTCCATTGCTGGGCATACCAAACCTCGTCATCCCAAGGAATTGGCCTTTGCCTGTCCACGCCAAACGAGATACGTCCGTAAATATGTGGAGCGTGTTCCTCTAATCTAACAAACTTGTCTTCTGGAAGCATATCCTTGTCGCTAGGAAGGCATAGATAATCACGAACAAATCCAAGCAAGCACCAATGCTTGATTAGAAATGTTGCTTGAGCGCAAGCCATATACGGAGCCGCAGTCATCTTTGCCCCAAAGACCATTCCCTTATCTCCACAATCTTCATACATTCTTTGCGGAACATCTCCAAACCATAGGCAATCCGACTCCTTGAATATCAAATCCTTTCCACACCCGTAAGCTATTAGCGCAAGCGTAAGAATAGAATGCGACCATCCACATAGTCCCTCTCGATTATCTCTAATGCAATCGCCGACATGTCCAAGATTGTTGGACAATAAAATGTCGTGATCGGTCTTGCTACCGTGCGTTGTTGAAACAATAAAGTAATGTTTGCTGTATTTCTCTGTGTTTTGTTTCCACAGTTCCAGCATTTTCTCGTCCCATTCGCAGCGACGATGATATCCTGATCCAATGATATAGTTCATTTTTTTAATAACAAAGCGGTTGGGAATTCCTCTTCAGTAACTTCGCTTAATTTCCAGCCATAATCGTTAATAAATCTATGAACAGCCTGCTTCACCCCAAATCCTAATTCGTTATTTTCCGGCAAGTAATCGTGAAGTGCCAATATTGATGTATATTTGGAATAAAAGCACATGTCTTCGTAGCACTCTTTTTCAGAGTGATTTGCGTCTATATATGCCCAATCAATACCGCCATTCAACAAAGGAATAAGACTGTCTGCGCGTGAAAGCGAGCGCGAGATTGTTACTCGCTGATCATTTGCGAATCTTGAAACAACCCTGCGATATCTTTCGTCTTGACCGCCTTGATTAACATTTGCCGGGTCCGCATAACCCTCTTCAAAATATAACCAAGCATCAACTAACAGCAACTTTCTCGGATTGCATTTTAATATAACATCAGAAAACTCGCCATCTAAAACGCCAACTTCCACGCCGAAGGAATTTGGTGCTAACTTGCGCATTAATTCATTTCTGTTCACACCAGCTTCCCTCCCAAAGATGATATGCCAACGTATTTTCTGTTGGCGGATTTGGTTTGTCGTTATGTCCGTATGGGTAAAACATGTCAGTTGGTAAGAGTTTTACATCTTCAGTTAGGTGTGGCTCGATAATATAACATCCCCAAGACGCATCCTTCTTTTGATAATCTCCATAATTATCAAGCATTGCGTTGATCCACGGATGGTTCGGCGCGGCTCCTATTGCGGCATTACAGATAATTCCGTCAGGTTGTCTGGCAACGAATGCTGTATATTGTCGCAACTCGTCAATTGGTCTTACAGGAACAAAATCTAGATCGAAGTAAACACCGCCGTATTTCTTTAGTGCTTTGAGTCTTACAATGTTTGACGATCCTGCTTTTGTTGAATGTTGATATTCAAAGCAATCGCAAAGAAGAATGCTTATCGACTCTTCGTCCCAAAGCTTAACATTCCAAGATGGATTCATCTCTTTCATCTTTGAATGCAGTTCTGCCAAATGGCTTGGCATCTCGCCACCAATCCATATCTGGTGGATGATATTCGGAATCATTTTTCTGCCTCTACAACAATAGATTCCATGTCGGCATTGTGATTTCCAATGACCTTCCAATGACCTTCAATATCATTGAACTCCGGATCGTTTGACTGTCTCTCACTATTGAATGTTGGGTTGTTGAATCCTGCGCCATATAAGGCGGCTGCTAGCGTTCCATAAGACCAAACTGTTTTATGCCCGTGGTTTACCATTAGGTTCTCAACAGCGGATCGCTTGCAGGCTTTACCGAATCCAGATTGCCCAAGCCAATTTAAGTAATCTTCGTCAGCAAAATTGTGAATCTTGTCTATTGATGGAACGCAAATGCGAATTCTTCCTCCATCCCTTAAGATGCGATAACATTCCTTAAAGAATCCAAATGCCTCACGTGAATCTGTGTGTTCAACAACATGCTCTGCAAATACCCTATCGGTTGATCCGTCTGGAAATGGAAGGGGCTTTGTGATGTCAACTTCGATGTCGTAGTTCTCCCACCCGGCAAGCCTGTTTCCGCCGCAACCAAATTGCCTCTTAATCATTGCACAAACTCCCGTATCCACTCCGAGTATCCCATCGTTCCTTCGCATCCTCGTCTTGCGTCAATCACAAGATACTTCTCTACAAAGTCACGCATTGCTTCGACTCTCTGTTTGATTTCACTTTCTGTCATGTTTTGTAGATACTTTACGATATCATTCATATTCGTGTTGTCCAAGTCGAATCGCGGGGAAAAGTCGAGTTCCTGCCCGAATGGCATTGTCCAATCGTCCAGCCTGACAGGGATTGCGCCGAGAAGCATGGATTCAAACAACCGCATGGATGAAGGGCCGTTACCTCTAGGGCAGAGTGAGAATACAGAGTTCTTTAGTTCATTGACGTATCCTTCTATCAACTGCGGTCTGCGAGCAGGGTCTGTTTTCCACCAATCAATCCAAGTCAACTGAACGCCCGGCACTTGCATACGATGCCGATTCTTCCAAGTCTGCCGATGTCCACGGAACGAGATGCGTTGCGTTCTCCGAAGATCGTAGGTTCCTTGTAAGTAATACGGAATGAAGCGGTCGTATTCGTATGGGATGTTGAATCCGCAACTTGTTCCGAAGATGTATCCGTAGGGAATAAAGTTTGGGGCTTGATCGCCTGTGATGATTGCGATGATTCGCTTGTTGAGATTGCTGATCCTACCCAAGTCCTCGTTAATCTCGTTGCTGTCTCCGACCGTGTGATACCAAACGAAGTCCGCATCGTGCAGCGTTTGCACTATCTCAATGTTGGGATTGTGTCCCATAAATCCCTTGTAGCCGAAGTGGTGGATCGGCGTGTGAAAGTGCGGAAGCGTGATTTTCACCACCAGTTCCTCCCATTAGCCGCAAGCCAAGACGTAGCCAATCGTTTGTTGTGTTCGTTTCCTGCACAAGCTCTGTGCTTGAGCCAATGACTGTCGTGCATTTCGTGATAGATGGCGTTATGTAGTTCAACTCCTCCGGTGCTTCGGACGAGATCACGCATGATCATATCCCACGCCTCCCTGCCTAGCAGCATATCTGGGAAGAACTGATTGCGCTTGTCCCACCACTCCTTTGTAAAGGCGAACAAGTCTGCGCCTGGATACTTGATTCCGGTAGCACACTCAACCTCGTTTACGATCATCCTTTCAATTCTTCGGAAGTCGTGCCGCTGTGCGTAGCAGGAACCAAAGTTATAACACGCATCTAAGATTTCTCCCGTAATGCCGGGGACGAATCCGATGTCGGCGTTAACAATACAGAGTATGTCTGTTGGTTTTGCTGTAATACCAGCCTGTTCGATCATATCCCGAATAAATGGAACAGGAGCATCGCCAATCGAACTTGCGTCCCTGCTTGGCTTAAAGTTTGTGTGGATTATTGCGCTGAATCGGTGTTCTTCCTCGCTAATGCTTCTGTCCGCTAAGTCCATCCTCCTTTGCGTTTCCGCGTCGTTCTGTGCCTTTTTAGAGCGAACCAGATGGATAACTGGCTGGCTGTGCTCGCGCTGGATTACAGCAACAATGTCGTCAATCTTCTTGATCGCGTTTGAATACGGAATTCGTAGAAGGTGATGTGGCTTCCAGCTTGATTGATGCCACAGCGTATTCTGGTCTGTCACCAACGCTATTGTATCTATGTATGACGCTGCCGCTAGATGGAGGGGCGCGGAGTCTATTGCAATCAAGGCATCAGCCGCATCGTATAGCCCAAGTAGATCGTAGAGTCTTGCGGCGCGAATACCAGAGATGTCCACAAAGTTCACATTCGGAAGTCTCTTTGCCAACTCTTGCTTGAGTTCCGGTCCCCAGAAAAACGGGCTGGAGTGTCCTTCTAGCGCAAGTAGAACATTCTTCTTGTTGAAAGAAATGTATTGTTTTTTCAACGTTTCTTCTCGTCCAGCGTCCCTATTGTCGAACAATAACTGCTTGCTGTGCGGTGGGATAGGAATTTTCGTGTTGATCCAGATATCCCTATCGAACGACCATCCCTTCTGATCGACTCGCATATCTTCCGCGCAGACTGCACAGTTAATTACGCGATACTCTGGGAACTGGCGAACAGCCCAGTTGTATGCGTGTGCGGACAATCGGAAATCCTTCTCAAAAACAATCGGCTCGATGTAACTACACCCGTCCAGCAATCCGCGAAACTCCGCAGCGACAACCATCTTGACTGGTCTGCCGATGCGATCCGCCTCTTCCTTCAGCGCAGGCAGAATACAGAGGATGTCTCCAGCCCTGCCCAGCATAACGTAGATATTCTTGTCGCAGATTGGAATGTCTCCCTCTGCGATGAATCCGGTCAATCGTGTTTGTAGCGGTATGTGAGGCATTGTCTCTGCAACGATGTCCATAAAGATTTCATCCTTCTTGCGCTGGTCGCCAGCATCCTTTGCCCATTGAGCCAACTGACGAATGCAGTAGCTCTTCTTCAGCTTGCCGTTGATGGTGTAGCGCCAATCCCCAGGTGGCGTGGTGTTGATGTCCACGCCAAACTTATCCTTCACAATCCCTCCCGCTTCCAGCAATGCGTAATCTGTCTAAAGTCGTTTTTGAGTTCATCATTCAATCCCGTGTGTTGCACATCCAATGGAACATGCACCGCAGACCTTAACTCACAAGAGCATACGAGGCAAGCTCCGAGATTCCTGTCGTTCGATGTTTTTCTGTCACCCAGAACGCCGTGGATAAGCTTCAACACTCCACCCATACAAGCACCGCAGGAGAATTGCAGAGTGACGTTATTCGGGCATCCAGCGCAAATGCTGGCCCTGCGCTCTGCCTCGTCTTGAGTAACGAATGCCGCCTTGCCGTTCATAACCTCGCGCACCCAAGAGGCAAGCATATGCAGGAAAGAAAGCACGGCTTGGAGCGATAGCCTTCTGCGAACAATCTTGTCCAACGATACTGGCTTGCACAGCTTGCCCCAGTTGTTCTGCACACACATCTCCGAGATCAACTCATCTTCCCAATCCGGCGGCAGAGGAATGTTGTTAGCAAGCGAGTGATCGACATACTTGCGGATGAACGCCTTGTAGTCGTAGTGCTTGAGCTTTAGCCCCGTAACGGGATGCGCGTATCTCCACTCGCCTGGAGGACAGGTGGACTTGTCCGTGTATTTGTATTGAACCATTTTACTGGAACATCCGCATCAACTTGCGTTGTTCTTTCTCTCGCTCTTCAGCTTGTGTCTTAACATCCTTGCTCATCTTGTTAATCATTCTGGCAACGTCGGTGTCGTTGAGTCGAAGAGTGTAAAGTATGTCGCTGAATCCGGCAAGTATGAGAACTCGCTTTTCTTCTTCTGTAAGGGAATCCATCAACTCTTCGTCAGAAAGATCGGCTAGTTTATCTTTAACGGATTTGAGTTGGTCTGGAATGACGTCAAACATTCCGAGAGATGTATCAGCGCCGGGGCCGGTATAGCGATAGAACGGAGCGCGTTTCTTTTGATATGTCTCCCACGACATAATCTCGCCATCCTCCGTCATTACATTTTCGTTCTCGTTCAGCTTGTCGTATTCATACGCCATCATATTGACGGCATCAATCATCGCATTTTCAGCCAATGAGGAATACCCGCCGACCGTGATGTTCGCCGCAAGCTCACCCAAGAACTTCTTGAATGTGCGATCCTTCATCTCCTTCTCTTTCTCTTCGTCAGGCTCTTCCATTTCAACACCAAGCATTCCGTATAGACCGTATGCAAGATAACCGAAGAAGAATGGTAGCACATATCTCCTAACCCAATGGAATGTCGCAATACCAGCAATGGTCGAAGCAAGACCTTTTGCCGCACGTTTCTTTTCTTCTGTGCTTCCGTATGTAGCGTCACGCAGGTCGGACAAAAAACGGGTTCTTTCTTGGATTGCGAACGACGAGAATGGAAGGAAGATTGTCTTCATCATGTTCTCTGCACCGCTCTTGCCGCGCTGTGCAAATGTCGCCATCTTGGTCGGATCGGATGCGCCTTGGTAGATGTCAATCTGTGTATCGGCATACAATCCAGCTTGAACGCGATCTCTATCTCCTTCCGCAACAAGCCTTGCCTCGTTGTCCCAGTTGGTAAATGGAATGTTGTTATCCTTGAGATACTTCTTGTAGTAGGAAATCCATCCGTGCCCAGCAGCAACGCTATCCGACTTCTTGAGCGCAGCAAGCCACACATCGCCTAGATTCTGGGCAACATCTTTAACTTTAGACCACAATCCGCTTTCAATATATCTCTCAAGCTTTGAGTATCCTGTATCTAGCTGATTGATCCATCTAGCCCCGCCAGCAATTTCTCCACGCTCTCCGATTAAGAATTGTTGCATAACTGGAAGCGCAGCCTTTATTTCAAATGCAGCCGTTCCAGTAATGCTTGCATCGTTTACATTGATTACAGTTGTAAGCATCTGTGCAGGAGCCTGCTTTGCAACTTGTCCGATTCCGCCTAAAAGCATTGTCGTGCTGATGTTGCGAACTCCATTGGCAAGCGTGTCAAATACACGGCTCCATCCAGTCATGTCGTAAGACTTTCTGTCCCGCGATTCAGCAAGAGAGTTGATGCGCCGTCTGACAATTTCAAGGTTCTCCGCGCCACCCAATGCTTTGGCGGCATTTTCAGAGGTGAGGAATGCATGGACTTGTTGTAGCCCTGGATTCATATACGCCGCATCAAGCTGACTTGCGACTGAATCAATTACATTTCTTATCAGATTGTAATCGAACTGCATGTTCTCCGGAAGAACTGTATTCTTAACCCTCTTGATCGAATTAACCGATTGTTTGGGGCTGGCGACACTCTGCATCCGATTTCCAATTCCTTCGGCTGGATCAACTGGCTCTGTTACAACTCTGCGATACTTGATCGGAAGATAGAACGGATTGTCGTAATTGTCCGTCTGGTTGTTAAACATTTCGTCGTGTTGCTTGAATAGCGGCTTGTAAGACGGCAGAACCGTATCCATCAAGAACGTAAGAACTTCGTAGTTTGCTGGATGTGTCTTTTTGAGGTTGGCAAGAATTCCGTCAACAGAATCCGCGTAAACTTCTTTCAATGCTTGTTCAACAAGAGCCGCCGTCATCCTGTCTTCTTTTCTCCAAGAGTTCTTCTTTCTTTCAATATCAGCCTCAATCAATCCGCGCATCCGCTGAATGCCTTCAGCTTGCGTTTCGTCTGGAGCGGTCTGAATAAGAGTTGCGGCAACACCGGAAGAAACAAGCCCTTGTCCGTCGTTAATGCTCTGACCTGTTTTCTTTTCAATCTGCTTGAGTCTAACGTCCATCGCGTCGGTAAACTTGCGTTTCTCCGAGTTTGCAGCGGCGCGTCCACGCTCAAGCTTTCCGAATCCCATTTGGTAAAGCAGTCTAACACCTTCCTCTGGACGAGTAATGTTTCGCAATGTATCTGAAAGCGATTGCATCCCCAATGCGATTTCCCGCCCAGTCTCTTCGCCGAATAGTTGGTAATATCCCTTAATAAGCGCATCGTTACGCTTTATTGTCTTTGAATCCCTTGCCGCCTCTGCTGCGCCAATCTGGCCTTCCGCGATTGATGCAAACTTCTCTGCACCGAAGAACTTATTGTTTACAAGAATGTCGTTTGCAATTCGGATGTAATCCTTGCGATTACCTAAATCCATATCCGAAAGCGTAGCCCTCTTCATAAAATCCAAGATATCCTTCTCGTCTGCGTTCAGGTCGGGATTGTCGTATTTAGCCAACCCAATCTGCGCCGCTTCTGCGAGCTTGTTTACCTTGTTCTCAATGCGCTTCCTTCTCTCTTCGTCACGCGCAAGTTCCTCCTCGATTTGCTTTGGAGTTTTATCCGCAATCTCGGCAAGCTCTCCGTCAAATCCAATGTTCTTTGTTGCGTCTTGGTTCTGTTTGATCTGAGCGCCAACCTTGGACAAGAAGTCAACCATCTCGGCATCTGGGATAACAACATAGCCCTCCGCTGTTACTGGAGCGAAGGCCTTCATGTATTCCTTGAGAACGGACGTAAACTCTGCCACAGAGATTGGTTTCTCGCGGACAATCACGCCGTCAACCTCAACATCGCGTTCGTCCATATTCTCCGGCTCGATCTCTTTAGGATCAACTACTCCAAAATAAGCCAGAATCGCTTTTGTTTGAGGAGAGCCTTTCTTCTGATCTGCCAACTGACGCGCTCTCTTAATCGCTGCTTTGGCTTCAGAGATATCCTTATTGTAATTCGCGTTCTCGATAACCTTGTTCGCGTAGTTAAGGAAGCCTTTGATCGACGCCTCGTTGTCGAACTGCGTCTGCATCGCCTTGCTTGTAATGGCGCGGAGTTGAGGTGCGCTAACCTTGCCTCGGATCGCCATCCCTCGCAGATACTCTGTAACATCCTTGGCGAACTCCTTCTGCGTCTGCTTGTCTTCTCTGCGCTTTCTAGCACCGATTCTGATCTGATCCTTGAGCGCAGCCATCTCGTCTACAGTCAGTTTTGTCCTCGGACGCTTCACGCCTGTTGAGATGTCGATGATGTTCTGCATCTTCGTGCGGCGTGTCACTCGCTCTGCTGGCGCGGCTTCTACTGTAGGCTCGGCTTCTACCGCCATTCTCCTAATATCCGGCGAAGTAGGCTGGAACCTCTGCGAGAGGGGGATTAGATTGCCTGCATCGTCGTAGGTGAAGGGGTCTGCGGATTTGATTTGCTCTGGCTTAAAAACAACTGTCGCATTAGTGTATCCGCTTACATCCGCCTTTAGTCCGATTAGCGGTAACAATACGCGCATCCACGAAGGAGGGATAGCCTCAAGTCTTACTGAATCATATCCTTCTTGTTTCGATTTGTTAATAATTTCAAGTTCATACACCGGAACACTCCATGGCTTATTAGTGGGAATTTTTACGACTTTTTGCCGCCCCACATCAAGATGGGCTTTAATCACACGATTGCCTCGTTGAGCCGGATATTCTGGCGTGTCGCTGAAAAACCAACTTTCTCCAAAAATACTTGAAGGCAAAAACTCGCTGAACTCCGGCGCATTCGTCCCATGATATGCTTGCACCCCATACCCCGCCGCCTTCGCCGCCTCATCAACCATCCTCTGCGCTTCCGCTTCAGCTTCCTTGTCTCCAGCCCTAGCCCTAGCCTCTAGCTCTGCGTAGCGGGCGTCCTGCGTCTGTGCGGCCATTCTGCGCTCTGTTACCTCCGCACGGATGATCTGTTCTCCGCTGCCGAATCTCTTCACGCCTGCCGCCAGCACATCCAATGCACCGCGATCTGTTGTCTGGAACTCTGTTCCGAAGACTCGGTTGAACCACCGCTTGATTGCGTCCAGAACTTTCCTCCATTGCGGTTGGGCGTTCGCTTCCTCGATCAGCGACATAAAGGCGCGGACTTGCTTCTCCTCCATCTGGATCGCGCCAGTCTCCTTGTTGTATCCAGCTTTGATGATTCTATCGGCTTCCGCTTGTTGCTCCGGTGACATCGCATTCCAGAAGGACTTGAATGCATCTTTGAAGTTATTATCTCCATAGATGTAGTGACCGAGTTCGTGCGAGATGATGTCTTGGATGTTTTCACCCTTCCCGATGTATGCGAGGTTTAGCACAACCATTCCGCTGTCGGGATAGTATCCAGCTCGCATATTGTATTCTTGGTTCGTATCCTCTTCGATAATCGCTAGGTTCTCTGGAATATTCTTTCCAAATATCTTCCTCACCGCCGCATCGGATTGATCGTATGTAGCGCGTTCGTTTACCGGAATAGGATCAAACCGCTCTGGCGTCTCTCGGATATCTCCAGTCATTCTCCGCGCACCCTTCCCCTTTACGGGCTTTACGTCGTTCTTCTCTACGACCTGCACCTCTCCGGTTCGCTCGTTCTTTACGGAGTAATACTGCTCGCCTAGATCGCGCTCTGTCGCGGTCTGCGGGATGACTTCTTCTACTACGTAGGTCTGCGGGCTTTTGCCGAGCTTGATGCGGTTGCCTACTGCAATCTCCGTTGGAGCCTCTGGAGTGGGTGCGGGAGTTATTGTTTCCGATACTGCGGGGGTGGTTGATACAACATCTGGAGCAATATCCGGTGGAATAAATATTTGATTTTGATTCCAATAGTTATCATCTAATTTTTCATACTCATCAGATGGCAAGCCAGTTATTTCTTCAATCGCTTGTTTGCGAGCAGCTTCGTATTCTTCAAAATTTGTAAATCGCCCGCTTGTTTCTTTGTTTTCAAATTCCGGCTCCCAAAGCTCATCTATTCTTTTGGTTATCTTTTCTCCTGTCTCTTCATCCCATCCTCTTGAGATGATTGCATCATAGTCTCCCCTATCAATTCTGTCTTTTATTGCATCAAAACCAAGTTTTTTTATTGTCTCTGGAGAAATAATAATTGGATTTTTAGGTGAGATTTTTACCTCATTCCTAAAATCTCCGAGCTTAAAGCGTGACATACTTTTCCACATGGATTCATCCGTTTTTTCTGCGGCATAAAATCCTCTTCCAAAAGTTGATTCTTCTTCATACGCACCTTCGATTTTAGAAACATCAACGCCCTTTTCGAGCTTCATTGGAGTCCGAGAAAAATGAACAGCTTCTATTTCAGTAGGCGCAACCTCTGGCGCTGGAGCTACTGCTTGTGCTGGTGCAGGTTGTGCTGGAGCAGGACTAACCATCTCCGAAGTTGGCGGTTTTTCGGAGATAGTAGGTTCTTGTTCAACAATAGCGGGCGCAGCGGCGGGTGCAGCGGGAGCTTCTACAGGAGGTGCTGGCGGTGCTGCTGCCTGTATCTCCGCGACTCGCTCTTCGGGCGTAAGGCGCGGTAGAGGAGCCTGTGCTTGCGCTAGGAGAGCCTCTCCGTCTTCGTTGATAACGGGCTGGCCTTTGATAATATCGACCAAACCCGCTTCGGATAGCGCGGAAATCTGTTCGCGGTTTGCCGTGTTTTCCGCTACAGAGCGCAAATTGTTTATTACTTGTGCATCGGCAGAAGTTATTGGTTCTGCTGGGGCTGCGACGGGTTGCGCTGGTGCGGCGGGCGTAACGGGTGCTGCTGGCTGCGTAACAGCCGCAACTGCGGGAGCTACCTTTTCTACGGGCGGAACTGTAATCGGCGTAGGCGCGACCCCTGCACGGAACTCGGCAAGTGCGTCCAGTCCCGCTTGAGCGAATGCACGGGTATCCGCGTCTTCGCTTTCGAGTTCTTCGAGGAAGCCCTGTTCGGTCTGGGCGATGGATTCCGGCGACATCTTGGCGAAGGTTGTTTTGAACTCTTCTTTTGCGGGAACCTTGTATTCCTCTTGGATGGGAACCATTTCTTTTTCCGTGTCTTCGATATCCTGCTCCTCTTGAACGACAGCCTTCTCTGCGGCCACTGTTTGCTGCGCCTCTTTGCGGATAGCATTCGCTGTTTGCGGGGCGTCTGCTTCTTCTGCTTTTCTCGCGGCATCCTCTGCAACAGAGGCTTTTTGTATAGCCCCGAGTGGTGCGCCGACTCCGAATCCTGCGATACCTTCCAAAGCACCGGACGAGAACACGCCGCGCATCGTCGGAACCTCCATACCCTCGCGCTGCAAAGCAACGTTCGCAGCAAGCTGTTCCTGCGCTCCTTGTGCGGCTTCTGGGAATGCTTCTGTAACACCAGCCTTGAGTGCGTTGCCGATGCGACTCTTGCTTGCTCCAACACCTGTCTTTGTAAGTATACCGCCGATAATCTTTTCTGCGCCAGTTGTTGCCGCAGCAGCGCCGAGTCCAGCACCGAGTAGAATCTGGTCGAGGTTCTTGCCTCCGTATTCTTGAGCCTTTACAGCCTGTTCGTGCGCGGCATCTTCGCTCAATCCTTGCGAGATGAGTTCGTTCTTAACCTCGTCGTAGATCGTTCCCTTGACTACGCCAGCCCCCATACCAGCACCGATACCAGCCTGCGTTGCTGCCATTTGTCCTGCGGTTAGCCCCCTTGCTCCAGCCACACCAGCGCGGATTCCTGTAGCGGCAAGCTTGGCTGTGTTCGCGGCAAGACCACCCACAATAACTGGAGCCATTGTTCCAAGAGCCTGCACTGTCATGTCTACTGGCGCAACTGAGAAGGCTTTCACGCCAGCCATGACCTGATCAAGCACACCCTTGTCTTCAGCATCTTGCATGATGCGAGCGATTTCAGCTTGATCCTTTTTGGCTTGGGCTGACATAAGATTGCCCAAGTATCCCTCAACTCCACGAATGGATTGGGATACAGGGTTGTCTGCTCCAAGAATGTCTGTAAATGATCTGACTCCCTGTGCTGCGCCTTTGGCTAACCCAACTGGAATGTCGGCAGCTTGGCGAAGCAGTCCCTCTTTTGGAGGTTCCGGCTCTCTTGCAAAGGGAGAGGATTTAGGTAACTTCCATTCTTTGGCTTGTGCTGGCTGCAACGAAGGACGTTGCGGTTGCGTGGTCGCTTCCTCCTCCTCAAGAAGATCGTCAAATAATCCGCGTCTAGTAGCAGGTTGTGTTGTGTCTTCTTCTTCAAGAAGATCGTCAAAAAGTCCCATACCTACGGAATAGGCGGTTTCCCGACTGAAATCAATCTTCGATTTATCTCGTCCTTCATATCTGGACGTTTTGCAAGTGCCCGCATTGCGTCTGCTACATCTTTATCCATTGCTCCTTGAGGAGATGAGATAGTTTCAGGCTCCGCGACTTCGGCCTCAAATCCTTCCATAACGGGCTGTTCTTGCGTTACAGGAACTCCAAGCGTTTGCTGCCTATATTGGTTATACATTTTGTTTGCGGCGTCTATTTGCGTTCTAGCAATCTCGTCTCCAGCCTTGGCCGCGTCAGCCAGTTTTTTGTCGCGAAGAATTATTGCCGCCCCCTGCAAATCTTTTTCAGTCACAAGTCCAGCAGTCTCTTCCTTCTTGGCAGATCCGCGCTGAATGATCATATTGTTCTGTTGGATCATTTCGTGACGACGAATGAGGGGTGCTACCAAATATTGCGAGAACTGTTGATTCTCAAAAGCGAGAGGCGCTTGATTCTGAACCTCCGAAAGCTTAACAATAAAATCCTCATCAGCAGGATTAAGCCCAGCAAGCGCCTTTCTTGCGATTGGAACTTGTGACATCATTTCGCGTTCTTGATTGAGTTGAGAGTCGTATATGTTGATCTGCGCCTCCCGACGCCTAATCTCAAGTTCTGCCGCCTTCCGCTCCAATTCCTGCTCTTCAAGCTCTCTTTGTATGTAAGATGGTATGATGGGCGTTACGCGAGTTGTTGGATACTTTTGCTCAAGAGCACCGTAATCAAAAACACCAGGCTCCCTAGATAGCGCAATACTTCCAGCCCTTTCAAATGGCGTCATTCCACCCCTATAAAGGTCTTTCACCAAACTTGATACTGCTCCTTTTTGTGCCATTTTATTGATATGCTAAAGAGATTGGCTGAAATGAAGATCCTTGAAATTGCTGTGCATCAGGATTTGCCCTCGAAAGCCTTTCCATTCTGTCTTTCTCTTCTTTAGCGAGCCTAATTCTTTCGGCAATTCTTTCCGTATTCGCAGCTATTTGACCAGCTTCTGCCGCTTTTCTCTTTGCTCCCTCTTCCCTAGGGACTCCACGCTGGTATTCGTCAAGAATTTCACTGATGCTTAATTCGGTAATATTGTCTCCAGATTTTCTTGCGGTGTTGTATGCATTCCTCAACAGCCCAAGCTGTCTGTTATATGTGTTTACCTGCTCAACCGCGCTTCTCTTGGCTGCAACATTTGTAAAGAATCTCTCGCGGTCAATCTTTGTCTGTTCTTCGCGAGTCTTCTTTTGATCTTCAATCCTTTTTAGATTTGCCAAATATGCCCGCTCTTGTTCTGGAGTAGCGCCAAGCTTTGCAAGTTTTGCGCGAACCA